ATTATAAGCCCTGTTCTAAATGCATATTATAACCGTAAATATACAGTATTACGGGTATATAAATATAAGCTAGTTTTAGAATTAGGCATATTAAGTAAACATATTAAAGAGGTTTCTATATCAGATGTTAGAATGTTGGATTTACAACAAAAATTCTGGCAAAGGTTGTTAAATATAGGGAATATAGCTATCGCAACTGCTGGCACTTCTGGTTATGAACTTATTGTTAATGGGCTAAGTGAACCTGGTAATATCATAACTAAAATTAATGACATAAAGCATACGCCATGATACACATAAAATATATTTTATTAGCTCTTATTGTTCTCATCTTCTCCCTGGCTTGCTCCACCCAAAGCACATCCGATGATATCCCCGCTACTACGACAATCTATCAAGGTCCCCTGGGCAGCCCCTATACCGATCAATACGGCATAGAATTTATCTGGATCAATCCAGGTAGCTTCACCATGGGCGATCCTTCCAGGGAAAACGAAAAAGCGCTTCCTTTGCACGAGGTTATAATATCCAAAGGGTATTACCTTGGTAAATATGAGATTACGCAGGAACAAGCCGGTAATATTGAATATGAATATAATTACTATCAACAATCTTCCAATGAAGGACCTTCGTATCCCATAGATATGCTTGATGCTAGTGATATTGATTTATTTACAGATAATTCAAATGCATACAACACCACCCACACCTACCTCTATCGTCTCCCCACAGAGGCCGAATGGGAATACGCCGCCCGGGCCGGGACTGATACCCTTTATTATTGGGGGGATGATCCCGAAGGAATCGATAGCTATGAATGGTATTACGATAACTCCGAAGACTCTACCCATGCCGTGGGCGGCTTGCTTCCCAACCCCTGGGGGCTCCACGATATGCTGGGTAACGTTGGTGAATTTGTTTCCGATCTCTATCGCGGCGTAGATTTTAACGATGGCTATGTCGATACAATAAGGGTATACGGAGATCCCGCAACGGATCCCTGGTATGGTTTTTCCGGTGGTACTCCCGTCATACGGGGAGGCTCTTATAATAAAGGTTCCGTTTATACCTGCGAATGTTCATACCGTTTTCAGTTCGATTACCAGGATTATGTCGGTTTGCGTCTTGTATTGGATGTTTATTCCGAAGACTAAATCACCGATAATAATTACATGTCCAACAACGAAACCCGACTCGCCACCAATATCTGGCAGCGCGGTAACCGTGTAGTTATCCGCTTACGCCTCAATAACGTCTCTATCACCCGGACAATCGGGGATATCGACGAACCGGATATATTGACCAAAGCCGCAAAGGAAATCGCTTCCCTTCGCAATAATAAATCCCATAATAACTCATATACCATATCCCTGACGCTAAACCAGATTATAATCGAGTACTGGAATAATCGTAAGCATATCCAGGGTCTTTCCCTAAATACCCTCAAAAACGAACTGTGTCGCCTTCGCTGGCTTCAGAATTACTGGAGCTCCTACAGATTAATCGACATTACACCTGTAAAAATAGAGCAGTCACTTTTAGATTTATATGATGTCAAAAAAATAGGTCATGCCTCGGCAAATCTATATCTATCCACGCTTTCCAGTATCTTTGAGTTTTGCCAAAGCCGTGGATACGTTGCAAACAATCCTGTTTCCAGCGTGAAACGCTATAAAATTAACAACAACCGCCGGCGATATCTTAGCCGGGGGGAATATAAATTACTCCTTTTGGCTTGTTCTAAGGCCGTCAGGGCTTCTGATAAACACAAAAGGCTCTACCGTCAGCTTATGCGGATGATTATCCTCACAGTCCACACAGGGCTTCGTAAGGGGGAGATTATTAATGTCAAGGTGCAGGATATCGATTTTGAAGCAAGATATCTTACCCTGACTCATACTAAAAGCAACAAGGTTCGTAATATTCCCCTGGCCCCCGCCGCCCTGCAGGCTATCGGCCGGGAACTTTACCCCCGCACCCCGGAGTCCAGGGGTTATCTTTTTATGAGGCACGGCCGGCCCCTGGGGGATATTCAGCAACGCTGGACGCGCGTTCGCCGCCTGGCGGGCCTAGAGGACCTGCATTGGCATGATTTGCGTCATACCTATTGTAGCTGGGCAACCATGGCGGGTGTGGATAGCGCCACCATCCAGGCCGTCCTGGGGCATAGCACACCATCTCTCACCGATCGATACACCCATCTTTCTTCCAGTCATATCATGTCTTCGGCGGCTACTCTTTCCAAATGGCTTTCTAATAATAGTCCGTAATCCCCACAATAACCGTCATTCCCGCGCCGGCTGTAATCCATTTTCAATTACCATTGTCCGTCATTCCGGCGAAAGCCGGGATCCATCTTAAATTATTATTTGCTTGGATTCTTGAAGTGTATAGATTCCCGCCTTCTCGGGAATGACGGACATTTTTATTGTCGGCAAAATATGCCTGTTAAGAACGAACTTTCATCTATCGGCTAAGTGCGCGTGGTAGTTATGTTAATACACGCCTTTGGTTTCGTTATTGAGAACGGCTATCAACAAGCCTCTTAAATCTGGCTCTATTATTCTATATAGTATATTGTTTTAAACGGATGCTTCTTTATATTCTTCTTTAGTGCCAGCCGGTTATCTGGATATATCGACATATTTCCCATACTTTCGGTGTGTCCAGAGCCTCGAACAAATGTCCTATATACTGGACTGTAGTCTTTACATAGATTAATATCCGTTCTCCAATGTATACCGGACCGCTTCCAAACCCCGGAATATTGCGATTTATGAAATATTTTACATTAATTTATGAAATGGAGTTTATTTTGGATACTTTGAACCATAAAAAAAGCCTATCCGATCGATTATGGCGATCGGATAGGCTACCGATTAGCTTTCACGGCCTTCGGCTGGCCGGCTTATGTGTCGTTGTCATTCCCGCGGAGGCGGGGTCATTCATAAACGTCATTCCCGCGCAGGCGGGTATCCAGTCTTATTGTTTGGATGGTTAAGTGTATAGATTCCTGCCTTCGCGGGAATGACGTACATTATTACGGCGCCGGTAAAAGGTCTTTTAGCTTCTTCGTGCTCTCTTCCGGCACGGTTATTGTATATTTATTCCCGTCGATGTTCACTACATATTCCGCGGTTTGGATCAGGTCCAGATAGCTATAACCTTCCGAGTTCGATGCTGTCGAGGGCTGGGATTTATAAGAAACGATGCTATCGCCGGATATTGTCGGCTCCGCTGTAATTTTTGCCGACCAGGTCTTTCCTACCTCAGCATTTCCGGAGCCGTCAATGCTCCAGTTTGTTACCCGGCAAAGATCCGGGGCCGTCGGCGTGCCGGGGTCAAAGGCTTCCATGTATTCCTCCTGATCCGTATCCCCACTTACAACCAAGGTAATGGGATTGCCTCCTACTGTCTGGAAACCGGTGCCGCGTAAAAACACATGATAGCTGGCATTATCAAGGTCGACATTAACCGTGCCGGCGGACCCTGTTATTAACCTGGCTATTGTTGTAGTCTCGCCGGTGTCCATTACCTGAACATCCACCCCGGCAAGAGTCGCCCCAAACTCGTCATCGATCTTTACGGTTATATTAAAGTTGTTCGCTCCTCCCCCGGCACCCGGAGAAGACCAGGCGATATTCCCGCGTTCAAGTATAGCCTCTTGCGAATGTAAAGCCGGATTATAAGTTCCGCCGACATCCGAAGGTGCGCTTACGTCTTTTCGTGCCAATGCCCGCAAAAAGCCCAGTATAGTATTATCGCTGGCCCCGGTGAAAGCCCCGATCCGGGCCAGAAGATCAGCCAGGGTCTTGCCGCTCGTTCCTGCAGAAACATGTCTGGATAAGGCTTCGTTCCAAGTAGTTTCCGCAATTAAGGCATGTGCAAGCTGTGCGTCCTGATTGACTGTCACATTGCCGGAGGCTTCATCTATAATATGAAATACTCCGGCGATCACTATGGTGCCGCCATTACAATTAGCATTTATTTTGATAGTTCCGGCGTTGGAAATAACCAATGTGTCATTGTCTTCCATCTTTTGTATTTCAATATTACCGGACCAATGACGCATTATCGCCCATGCCCCGTTGACTCCGTTATAATCCAATATAGGGAATAATCCGCCGCCACAACCACAATAACATTGGTCAAAACGATAATTGTTTATAGCAGCCAATTTCAATGTTGCCCTTAGGGCGCAGGCATGAAAGTCCCCGTTTTCGGCGGTAACATCATCGATATAACTTCTATCAAATTCAGGTTCGCCGGTGCATATACCGTTTACAATGGCGCCATAAAAATAAGAATGATCACAATCTTTGCTGTTTAGATTTAGTACCCAATGTGAATTACCAATCATTTCCCTATGATCGTAATCCGCACTTAAAGTTATGATCGAGCCGCCTTTTACCTGCATTGTTTTTAATTTGGTAGAAGCCAACAGAGCCATTGCATCAGTGATATTATTCGAAGGCCTTTCAGCAAGGCCATTAAAATTTAATACAGTTCCGGTTTCTCCACCCTCTTCTGCTACTGAGTTATACCAAACCGAGGCTAAGGCATAGGCGTTAACTATGGTTGTGACTGTATAACCAACAGTGAGTTTGTCGATATATATATTAGCATTGGAAAGACCTGAATTTGCATATCTGATTTTTACAATACCCAAATCAGAACCGGAAGTTCCAACATGTGTTGTCAATAAATCATATGTCTTTTCTATATCAGTAGGTCCACCCTGGCCAGATAATTCTCCTATTTTTTCCCAAGCTCCCTCACCAGTCCAATCATAGGCATAAATATTAAGAGTATTTGCCACTGTTGTTAGCCTACCCTTAAACGACAATAAAACCGGCGTTCCAAAAGCCGTAATAGAATAGGGATATTCGATATCTAAAACACCGGCGTCATCCGCTATTTGATGATAAACGCTATTTGTCGTTCGTGTGGCAACATAAGTATTATCTATTTCGGTACCGAAAGTAATTGTTACGCCTGTTGCAATCTCATTTACAGCGGCCGAACCGGATACTATATTTCCGGCAGTCACCTTGCCATCGCTGTCCACAGCAACCTCTACATTTTCTGGCACGATCGGCCTTAATAATTTTGAGTTGCCGTATTCACTGTCATTGACTATTGCAAAACTATCCCCGGTCTGGGGGGTCTGTCCGGTTAGTACGTTTACCGTTTCGATGGATGAATTGGGCTTATCGTATCCCGTGCCATCATAATCTTTTTCCAGATTTACCGCGGCTGCCGCACCTCCACTTATGGCGGTAACATCGGCCGACACCTGGTTGGTAACGTCCGTCACAGTCGGTACCGTCGGGTGTGTGCCGTTGGTGTTCGCAAAATCCAGACCAACCGTTCCCCCGGCTTCCACGTCCAGCGTATTGGCCGGGGTGGTGGCGCGGATCAATTGGGCGTTGCCATAGGTGCCGTCATTCACGATATCGAAAGTATCTTTTTCGACATTGTCGACCAGCTTAATTTCCAAAGTTTCAGCAAATACCCCCGTAAACCCAATGCAAATTTCTACACTATCGACACCAGCCACAAGGGCGGCATCCGGTACATCCAGACGATATCGCCCTGGACATTTAGTTGCGTCTACCTCTTTAAACCCGCCGGATGAATAAACAGAATTTGCAGCGGCAAGCGTGGCGAGCGTTATTGTTGTGGCTACGTCTCCATTTCTTATATATGAAGCCACAGCGCCAGCGGAATTATAAACTAGACCCGTCTTAGAAGTCCCGTCTGAGGAGTCTCTAAGATGAAAATAAAACTTTTGCGATGTTGAGCCTTTTTTGATGCTCATAATCTTGCAATGCCTCCTAAAACGCTATGGCCTATTCCGCCTTTCATATCGCTAAAACGGGGATAAGGAATTAAACCGCTTATCCCCAATCTGCCGTTCACGTCATCCGTACAAATACCTCGTGGACTAGCATCTACTCCACTAATATCTTCACTGGTTTTCAGTGTTGACGTAAATTGGCCGGATTGAAGATAAAGCTTAGTATCATTATTGCCACACCAAGGCGTGTTTATTCCATCATAAGATATACCTGTGGGTTGGGTAACTATACCTCCAACATACTCACTATCCTTTAACGTTGAGGTAAACTGGCCGGATTGAAGATAAAGCTTATCGTCTGTTAATCCGCACCAGGGGGTGTTGGTGCCATCATAAGACATGCCATCTGGAAAAGTATCTATCCCCCCTACATATTCACTTGTTTTTAACGTAGAAGTAAATTGTCCGGATTGAAGATAAAGCTTATCATCATTAGACCCACACCAGGGTGTGTTGGTGCCATCCCAAGTAATGTCTTGGATAACTGCATCAATACTATTAATATCTTCGCTGGTTTTCAGTGTTGACGTAAATTGGCCGGATTGAAGATAAAGCTTATTGCCTATATGACCACACCAAGGCGTGTTTATTCCATCATAAGATATACCTGTAACAGATGCTTCTATACCTCCAACATACTCACTATCCTTTAACGTTGAGGTAAACTGGCCGGATTGAAGATAAAGCTTATCGTCTGTTAATCCGCACCAGGGGGTCGTTGTAGTAGCCATTATTTAATTACCATAAAATTTGGCGAAAGCTTCTATTATTTCAGTAGACCCTATTGTGTCTATATGTTCACACCAATAATCACCATGTGTATATACTTCAAAGCCTCTATCCCGCGCTCTTTCACAAAAGGAAATATCATTTCCTTTGTGTACAGTTCCATCACTATTGAGCTTTCTTATAAAAGCCCCTTTTTGCATCTCCTTGTCCAAGAAAACACGCCGGGATATTAACATACAGCCGCCACCAATAGCGTCAACCTTCTGGATACCTGGTGTTAGCTTATGTTCTTTATATCCTACTTCTCCATCTGAAGCACAATCATATACATTACAATGATATGGTCGCTCTCCTTTTAAACCTGTGATATGCCATACCGGACAGGGTAAGCCAATTATATCCCGATCATATTCAACCAAATTTAACGGGTTGTTTGCTAAAGATATATCATTGTCCAAAGAAAGCCAATAATCATAATTACCGGCTAGAAAATCTTTTATTATATGGTGCTGGTTGTTCTCTAAAGGGTTATGTGTTGGCAATATCAACTTTCTTTGATATCGTGTATCAGACATTATATTAAACAATGTAGATACAGTCGATTTATGCAGCCAACCAGTGTTTGGTACTGTTATAAAAACTGATTTATTGAACAATTTTCACACCTGTCAATAATTTATAATCAGCCCATATTTTTCTTTTATTTTTGCGTATCCCCGGCATATCTTTTTCAGGATCTAGAGCCTCCTGTTGACCGGCTGTCAAAGCCAATCCCAGATCCTGCTTGACTTTTATAGCCTGCAAAACATCGGTGTCCAAAATCTCATCCTGCTCATGGGCATGTGCGCGATTATCATAAAATTCCTGTAGCCCTGTTTCATCTAGCTTGCTGACAAGTTCGGGATACATGCTTACGGCCTGATCGGCAAACTCTTTGGGCACAATCAAAACCCCCCACTGCATGCCAAAGGGAGAGCTCGCGTCCTCTTCGTTGTGCCCGCATTTTTTATCGTAATGCCAGCCCAATCCGTAAACATCCACATAACGCGACCAGTCCATACCCGCGTCTTTAACTACCTGCAATTGTGAGAAATCGGGATATTTATGATGTCCGTTATCGGTCCGTTTCTCTATTTTTACTTTAATTGAAACCAAATCTCTCATGAGTAAGCCTCTTTTTTTATTTTTAATTTACAGATTTCCATTCCAAACAAATTCTAACTCTTGATAAACCATTGTTTCCTGCGGCCGCTCTATTTTGCCGCAGGCAACGGCGGCGGCTGTTTCTATATCCTTAAACAAGGCGTTTAAATCGCTGCAAATCTCGGTTTTATTACTGTTTATCATAATTGCCGCTAGATATCTGGTTCTATCTACCAACTGCTCCAGCGCTTTGGGTATATGCCCGCCGGTGATGATATCCCCAATATCCAACCATTTTAATAATTGGCCGGCATTGATACGAAACGATACGTCAGCCGGTCTATATCTTCGCTCTAACCGCACGCAGCGCCCCCAATATATCGAACACCACCAAAGGCGGTATAAACCCCTTGATCTTACAATCTTCCAGGCGGTATTTATAGCTGTTATAGATACGATTCAGCCAGGAACACATGACATGGACATGCGGGCCCGTGGAATTGCCCGAGCTCCCCACCCAGGCCACAACATCTCCGGTCTTTGCTTCGTCGCCTTTTTTCAGCTTAATATCTTTGCAATGGCAATAGGTTACATACAACCCGGTCCAATACCCTTCGGTTATCTTTAGGGTTATATAGTTTCCCCAGCCTCGTTTTGATTTTCTTATTTTGGTAACCACACACCACGCCGGCGCCAATAGATCGGTACCCTCCTGAGCGCTAAAGTCCATACCTAGATGGACTATAAACCTGGCACCGCCATTTATAACAACCCGGCGAAAGACGCCGAAATTATCCCAGGGTATAGTTACCTTTGACATATCCATAAAAGGAGGCAACATATCCCCAGGGTAAACGTCATCTTCCTGGCGTAAGGTTGTATTATTGAGTTCTATTAATGCCTCTTCAGCTTTTCTTTTAATAGCCTCGAGCTTACCGCTTAACATTTCATACATCACATAATCCTCGTCATATCTTCCCGGCCGACATTCGCCTACCAGCTCATTCCCGCCCCACCGTCGTCATTCCCGCCGCTTATCGTCATTCCCGCGAAGGCAGGAATCTATACACTTAATAAATCCCCTCAATAAGCCTTTGCCACACCGATAACCATAAGTATGAATTGAGCCACTACCAAGCTCAACAACCATTTGTTCAGTGTATAAGATGCTTTCATTTCAGCTTGTCTGACTTCGATTCTATGTACCTTTTTATGAAGCTTGGTGACAATAACTTTTAATTCTTCAAAACTCCTGGAAAAAGGATCAAACACCAGACTCAAATGTTCCTTCATTGCCTCTAATTCACTATCAGACATCCGTCGCTCCTAATTATCGTCATCCGAGGGGTCCAATATTTCCGCGGCCATAAGATAGTTCATATAATAAGTTCCGGCCCCGCTGTTATCTTCTCCATCTCTGAAGAATTCCAGCTCAAGATTGCCGCTACCATTTACATATAAATATATGGCATAGGGTCCGTCTGGAAATCCTGATAATGTCACTAATTGCACTTTGTTCGTATGCGGAGTACCGCTGGAGGCCTGTTGTATTTTAATTACATTCGTCATCTGTCCTTGATCAAAACCTGTTAAATCAAAATAGCCTTCGAAAAATTCATAAGTACTGCCTGGAGTCACTCCAAAGTTACCGGCATCTCCGAATTCCACGGTGTGGGTTTCATCGTCGAACCATAAGGCAAATACTATTCTTACCCGTTTATCCTGCCAGGTCCTTGTGTCCTCCAGCTCTGTAGTCGCCGAATAATCAGTTCCTCCTTCATCCGGTATAGCCAGGTTACCGGGCCCGAAGATATGCTTCCGGGCGTATATGGTATTGTTACGCAGGTTCCTTATTATCGTTAGAGTAAGGGGTTTCCCGGCATTCAGAAGCGCGTTTGTAATTACAGCCCAACTTAGAGACGCCATTAATATAAAACCTTTCCTTCAGTCGTCCCGTCGGGCATCAGACCCTTTTCATCGGTAATAAATCCAAAATCATTCTCTTCCTGATCCGTGGCAGAATCCCAATCCGATGTGCCTTCCGGAGAGATAATAAAAGGCGCTTCCCCCTGAAAATGCGCGTCCGTTATTTCCAGCGTCATCCGCCGGGATTTGATATCATGATTAATCTGTTTACGGATAACCAACATTTTCCTGGCCGTGGCCCCCTCGCCGTCCTCCGAGGGCATGGCGTCATGTGTCAAAAGTATCGTGTCCGCCGGTTCTATATGGCTGCGGTTTAATAAAACGACAACCTTTACCCTATAGCGATTACGCCTTTGCCAGTACAAACGCCTTTCGCCCAGCACTCCCGCCTGGACCGAGGCCCCCGCTCCCTTTATCCAGGGCGCCTTTATTTTCATAGTGCGACCGGGGATTTTATCTTCGTCGTCCTGGGCGTAATAATCCTTTTCCGGATCGATAACCACGACCTTACCCATAAACTTTTCTTCCACCGGGTTGTAATCGTATTTTATCTCGCACCGGTCATGATAACCTTCGGTATTGTGGTTGACGCTTAGCCCGCCGTCTATAATATGATCCTTTGTCAGTATCTCGGAGACTTCCGCCGGGATCGGCGGCGCCATAATCCGGCAGCTGAACACCTCCCGCGGGGAAGCTACTATTTCATATTCATCATCAGTATCGAAATCGTTATCCGTCCCGCCGCTTAGCCCGCCGCCGATGGTTATTTTGATCGAACTCGTTATCTCGGTTATTACTCCGGTACACCCGTCCGTCAGGTTGTTAACCGTATCCCCGACGGCCACCCCCCATTTTACAAAGTCTGCGGTATCATCGTCCAGGGTGGTGCTGTCGTTACCGCCGTTATGAGTACCCAGGATATCCCGCTTTTGCCCGGTGCGCACCCAGCCGCCGCAGGACTTCATAATTTCCCCCAGAACGGTAAAGGCGTCCTTTTCCAAAGAGGGGCGCTGTTCTATATACCAGTCGGATATCCAGTACATCTGACGTACTATGTCATAGTAATCCATCTCTGTGTCTTTAATGCCGATCGCCGCTAGCAAATCATAATAAGCATCCGCCGGCGCCCCGCTATAGGTCGTCTGTAATCCATTTATCACAAGGCCGTCCTGGCGGCTTATATGCACCCTGTCAAGATCGTTTATGACCGAAGATACTCCCGATCCCTGGCCGGTTTCAACAACCGAGCAACTAAGTTCAGTCTCCGTTTGCAGGGCATCCCGGACCTTTTGCACGGTGTCATAAGCGCTGCTGGTTAGATCCAGCGATACAAAGGGTTCGGCGGCGTCGTCTTCCCATATCTTCAAGGTTTCGCCGTCCACGGATATCTCTATCCGGTTCGTACCCAGATAATTAAGATGGAATAATAATGTCGTTTTATGTGCGGGCTTCATCAACTGGCCCTGGAGCGAATCCAGCCGCAGGTTTACAAGGTCCGTGCCGACAGCCTTGCGCACCACATAACTGCCGCTAAAATCCAGGTCGGAAGCCGAAAGCGCGGCGCCGGTTTTATACCCTTCGTATACATGCACCTTGGCCCCGTCCCACATTTTCCGGGCCAATAGCTTTTGCAGCCAGCTGGTTTCCTGCCATTCAATAAGATCCAGATTCAGCCCGCCGATGATACTGGTACCCTTTTCGAAATCTATTTTCTTGTCGATCGCGCTTATTTTCTTTATCACCGGCATACATCCCGGCCATAATTGCTCCTGGGTCAACCATAAAGACTCTATATTCGGGTCGTCATCCCAGGTATTGGCTCGGATTACATATCTGTCCCCAGATTCGAAGCTTATATCAGATGTAGTTTTTAAAGCTGTTATTCCTATGCTTGTAATATCTTTATAAAAATCATCCGTCTCGTTATAAGCCCGGTCCCCGACCTGTACCCCCGAATCCACGAAATCCGCGCCGCTGTCTACCAGGGTGGTGCTGCTTCCACCCGTGGCCCGGCCGAAGATGGGTCTATTGGATAGCTCCAGTTTGCAGGCGAATACGGGTTCGTTTACCCTTTTGTCCCTTTCCTCCGTGCTGTCATATTCGGCGCCGGCGGCCAGGCATTCTTCCATGGATATATCCAGGCTTACCCTGCCCCGGCCCGTGCCTTTGATCCGTATTTCCGGTTTGGACATCCGCACGAATACCGGCACTCCGCTGCCGTCCCAGTCGAACCAGAAGGGTTTCGATCCGTTTTCCTTGAATATAGTAACCATCTGATCGGCAAAAGCCTGGGTAGTGCGGTTCAGCTTTACCCTGAATTTCCTGAATGAATATTTCTCCCGGGTTTCCGTGGCCACCGGGCCCTGCTCCACTACGGCGGATTGTCCCTTTTCCCCCGGGTCGAATCCCGGGATAAACTGCGGAAATACGGTAACACCATTGCAAAGCCACCATTCCCCCACCTGGGGGTTAACCGTGGCGTTTTGTATCTTTAATTGCCAATATCGTTCCGTTTCATTCGTGAAATCCCGGGCTATATGCCCGTCGTCGGCCGGGGTGAAGCTGTCGACGGTAACCCAGGACCCTACACCCGTAGCAGATTTTTGCAGGCTTATACTGCATCCGGATAGATTATGGTTACCCAGTACCAGGCTGGATATGCTCAACGCCGAACCGCAGTCCGCTAAAAGGTGTTGCGTGGCGACCGAATCGGACACCCAGGGATTGGCCAGATCCCTGTCCACGGCGCGGGGGGCCTCCGCGCTGTTATGATCCGCGCTAAGCGTGGCGATCGATAATACGTTGTTATGCCGCAATCGGGCTTTTTCTATGGTCATGCCACCCTTAACTCCGAGGATTTCACGGTCTCTCCCCGGTCCACCATTTCATTTATTCTTTCGACAATCTTTTCGGCCAGGTCCTCGCCGATCTCCGAGACATTGTTTCTGTCCAGGTTATCGGCGTTGACGGTTACATTGACGTTATATGTATTCCCGCCGCCGCCGGCCGGGACCTCCACCTGCAAGTTACGACGGTCGTTTCTGACTACGAATTCCCCGCGGTTAAGCAGCCGCAAACGCTCTTGCCCCCGGCCGGGGCCTTCGCCGTTTACTTCGCCGCCTTCATGCATTTTGGGGGCGAACAATCCTGCCGCAACCGTTGCGGCGCTGGTCATTCCGGCGATGGCCGGCGGTGCATTGGCGCCAAAGGAATATAGGGATACCGCCGTCGCCAGGGGTACGGCGGTTCCGAGCTGTGTGGATTGAGTGGCCATTATTCCTGCAAGATATGTACTTCGAGCAGTTTTTTCAAAAGCATAGGCTATAGTTTTTTGGGCGATATAATCCGCCGCCCAGCGCACCATCATCCGTTTAAAGCTCATGCCAAGATCGTGCAATACATCTTTTACATTCTTGCCATCGATTACAAGCTGCTCCATGGCAGAGCTAAAGGCACCGCGGTACCATCCTATAAAATCTGTGTAGAAACGGAGGGTGAGTTCTTTTAGCGAAGCCATAGAGGTTTGGTAGGACTCCATATAGGTTTGCAAAAACCCCATCCTGGCCTCGTGCATCGTAGCCTCGGAAGTCTGGTTCAGCTCGATAAGCTCCTGGAAGCGCTGCCGCTGTAGTTCCATCGTGACCTGGCCGGTCAGTTTTTCTACTTCTTCTTTTTTGCCTCCCAGGCTTATAAACGCGGACCGCTCCTCGGCCAATAGCTCTTTTTTCTTCTCCAGCGTAAAACTATCGGAATTCAGTATCTTTTCTGCATGATCCTTATATAAACCGCTGATTGTTTTTAGATGTTCTTTCCACTTTTTCTTGGCATCGGTATCAATCAATGGACTCTCGATCTTTTGGGCTCTGGGAACTTGGCCGGCACCGGCCGGAGTGCCCAGGCTCTCCATAACCTTCGCGCCCGTTTCGGCGGCCGTGGACTGGATTCCAGCCAACAAGCCTTTCATATCATCGATAGCCGCATTAAGGGCCTTTTTAGCTTTACCCGAGCTTTGCTCCCAGTTTTTTGAGATCAGAGGATCATGTAATATTAAAGATAGTAATTTTAATTTATCTTCAGCATTTGATATAACAAGATCGAAGGCAGTCTTATTTTCTTCTTTTGTTATATCCCATTGGCTTTTAATGGCCAAACCAGTGGCACTTACTGTTTTCTGGAGTTCATGTGCATAATTTACAACTACCTTTTTTTGTACATCCAAAAGCCCCAGGTTTGTCCCAAGCTTATTGTTTATAAATGTAACAAAGGTATTGATATGGCCCTTGGCATCCTGCAGGCCGTTAAAGATCCCAGTGCCGATCGCCTTACCCATAATGTCAAACATAGCAACAAGGGGAGTTATGATAATAGCCCCCAAATTTTTAAATCCCACAATGGCGCTTAGCAATATATTGCTTATTCCGTCCAGTATAAAATCCCCAAGACCAACAATAAGGTTACCCAAATATGTAGGGTCTAATAATATCCTTTGCCAAGCCAGGCGGGCAGTATCGTTTAAAGCATTCCAGGAGGCATCGAAGATATCTTTTATGGCCGTCCAGCTGATTTTGACAATCTCAGGGAGTTTAGAGAATGTTTCACCTACCAATAAACCCCATTCGACAATAGTTTCTTTATTTTTGTTAAACCATTCGGTTACCCCGGTCAGCTTTTCTTTTAGCGTATCGAGTATCCCGAGTTCACCGAGCACGCCTTGCATGGCGGTACCGATTTCGGCCATTGATATTTTAGCCTGAGTACTCAGGGCGGCGACCTGGCCGGCCCATATTTTTGTAAATTGGGCGGCATTGCCGACCATGGCCTCGGTTTCCTCGAATATACCGTTTATCTCGGCTTGTCGTTTTTGGGCGGTGGTCATTTTGGCCACGGCCAAGCCCTGGGCGGCGGCGTATTCCTTCCACATAACACTGACGTTCTTGGTCACGCCGGCGTTATCGACCAAGATACTGTTTTCGTTCTTTAGACCTTCCGTAGCACTTACAATCGCCTGGCCTAATTCCAGCGAACCCTGCCGGCCGAAGACGGCCGCATCCTTAAAGCGCTTTAATAATCCGATCGATTCCTCCAGCCCGAATCCGCGCTGCAATAGATTTTTCATACTCAACGAGGCTTCTTGTATGGATATAAGTCCATCGGCGGAAAGCTCTTCGGCCGCCGCCATGGCTTCCAGGGCGGGGATTCCTTTAAATAGGGCTACGGATACAAGCCCCATCATGGCCGCTTTGTATTTATCCGCTTCTCTTAAAAATCTATTGGCAGTAAAAGCGGTAGCGGCAATGGTGGCCCATGCACGGAAATTAAAAAACAGCCCCCGAATCCTCCGAAAAGCACTATTCGCGAATCCTACAAATCGCGACATTGTACGCTTGAAGGTTTTTTGGGCGTTCCGGAGACCGGCTCGCATGCGGCCGGCGTTAAGGTCTAATTCTATAAAAGCTCTTGCTTCGGGCATTTTCTCTTTCTTCTACCGTCATTCCGGCGAAAGCCGGGATTCGGCTATTTTCTATAGATTCCCGCCTGCGCGGGAATGACGTTTATTCCTATAGATTCCCGCCTGCGCGGGAATGACGGTTTACTTTTTTACTTTTCCGCCGCTGCGGGGTTTATTTTTATTATCCGGCTTATTCTTCTCTTCGTTATAGCGATTTACGGTATCCTCGATTATCATCATCCGGTCAATCAACCTTTCCATTTCCACAGGGCCAAGCTCTTTTTTTAGGCCCAACAACTCCAGCCCCCCGGCCCCCAGCAATTTCAATCGCTTGTGGACCGACCAGGCCAGTTCGTTTTCCGGATATAATCGGCCGTATTCCCAATATCCGGAATGACATTCATAATCCCTTTTCGGGTTTTCGCAAGTCGGTATAAAATCATCAGGATCTTTATCCGCCAGATTGTAGCAATCTTCACAAGTCGGCTGGCCCCACAATCCCCAGAGCACAGCCGACTTTAGTTTTTTTCCGCCTCCTCGTCCGCTGCGGGATCTGCGGCATCATCAGGGCTCGCTTCAAGGATATCCGATATCACGGACCATGGTAATAGTTCCACTAGTTCGGGGCTATAGGCGACCTCTTTACCCTTATTACAAACCCCTTCCCAGCCTACTATGATTTTCTGCAGCATCATCTTTTGCATTCTCTGGCCGGCCTTTTTGTTGCTAAATCCTTTCAAAGAATGTTGCTGCATCGACTGCCGTTGGGTACTTGTTATTTGCTTTAAATGAAATACAACATTCGGCAGATCGGTAGAGGCCTTCATTGCAGTAGGGGCGTAGGCTTCCTTTAGCAACCAATCGATTATCTGGAAGCGGAAGCCCTCCAATAATTTGGGTTTATAGACCACCGGCTTACCGTCCAGGGTATAACCCTCCCAGCCCTTCACAATCTTTTTAACCAGCGCTATATCGTCCAGATTGCGGCCTGCGGCCTCGGCCATTTCCGACAGTTTCAACCTACGGAATTTGATAAAAGACCCTTCCTCTCCTTCCGGATGGATAGCGTTAACCTCATCCATATCAACGAGTTCAACAGGTCCGTTTTGTTCATAATCGTACTCAGGACTTTTGTTTATTCTGTTTAGGTCAACCATCTTTACCCCTATGCCGTGATATTAGTATCTCTGGTGTTGATTAGTTCGATTTGGATCGGACTGGTTATAGCGTCCATGCCGGTCGGCAGGTTGCTGGTAATCACCCGGAATTCGATCACGGGTGCAACGTTTTCGGGGCCTCCGACTGTGTTGGTGTAATTGGTGATTTCCGCCCGGGGTATCAATATGGTGAATTTGTAATCATCCGTCCCGATCGAGGGGCCAGTGGCAGTCAGATCAAATTTGACATGATCGTTATCCTGGAATCTGTTGTCCCAGGAATCATCGTTCTGCTTGGTCAGTGTTCCTTCGAACATAACCTCCCAGAACCCGTCCGGCTCTGCATCCTGCCGGGTATTGCTGCCGGTGGCGAAGATATCAACCTTTTTACCCCTTGTTATCGTTATAGACCAGGTACTCAGGGCCAGTATGTCCCCGGAATCGAGGGCGCCGTCGTCATTGTCGTTCACCCTGAAAACAGTATCCTGATTATATAGCTTGCCTTTCAGCGGGCTCGGGAAATTCTCCATCGCGGTATTAACGCTCGAATCCAGGATACGTGTTTTGCCGTTGACGGTGAGTTCGTAAACAACCTTACCGGCCCCATCGCCGGTTATCTTAAGTTCGGTAGTATCAATCCCGGTAAAGACATGCACTCCATTGGTACAAACCGGTCCCGCATAAGCCGGGTTATAATCAGCCAAGGTCATAGTATATTGACCATCGCCGACGGTATAAACCTGCTTATATCCGTCGCTCTGAATATCCGGATTAGCAAGGGCCCCCATGACCTGGGCCAGGGCTATTTCAAACATCTGATCTTCATACCTGGTATCAACCGGGCCGATGGATCCTTCGATAGTAATGGCCCCCTGGTCGCTGGGTTCCTTGAAAACATTACCCCTTAATCCCACGTCCTCTATCATTTCGGAGGTGAATACCACCCCGAAAGCATCCGGGTGAACCCGGGCTATGGAAACGGAAGCGTCGGCCTCATTTCCAAAGGAACTTTCCAGAGCGGCGCCATATTCATTTCTTAAACCTACTAATCCATCGCCCATCTTACTATCTCCTAAAAGTCTATTTTGTATCTTATTACTAATCTTTTCTTATATAGGGTTGTTATTGTCGGATCTTCTTCAGTACCGGTGGGTATTTCCCAGCCTTCAGCCGATTCCACCCTAAGGGGCAGGGCGTGATATACTTCCGAATCACTATCAAACCTATATTCCCAAAGCAAATCTATTATTTTCGCCGCCATCTCCGGTAAACCGTTCTGGCCAAATCTACCTTGGGCCGTGTCTCCTTCGTCTACATATTCGTTATAGATACAGAAAGGAACATCAACAACCATCGTTCCCGTATTCCCGACTTTTTCGTCATAGTCACTTACGGGATCTCCTATTATTACAAAAGGATAACTGGCCTCCATATTGGGATAACATTCCCCTGTATCGCCGATAAATACGTCACATTCCTGGGCGCCGGTGCTTATATCGCTTTTATTGCTATCCAAGCGTTCGTATATGGCTGCTATCAGCCCTTTCACATCGGTTATCGCTGCCATTTGGGAGCCCATGCCCTTCTTATTAAGAGATCCGTTAAGGCGTCCTCCGCCATATCTTTCAGGATTCGCATATCTTCAGTACTCAAAATAAAATAGATCGGCCTGGGCGGTGTTTTCCGCCGGGTGCCGTGGATTTTTGTCATTTCCCGGAATATCCACCAATAAAAAGGATTGGCCTTGCCGCCAACTTTGCGGGCTATATTTTTATTCAGCACATGTTTGTAATATCCCGTGAACTTAAAGTCCTCTATGAATCCTTTATGGTGGTCTATGACAAGCTTGTTTGTTGTGCCTACCCTCACATAATCTTTTCCGAATTCTACCTTACGGGTAATTTCTTTTCCCAACCCAGTACCCATAGGTTGAGTATTGAGCGGCACAAAGTTATGTGTCCTGGAGGACAATTCGGAGAAATTCCTTATTTTTCCTCTTTCACCCTGGCGCCGCAAGGCTCCGGTTATCCAGTGCAGGGGCACCCAACCCCCGACTTTACCCCCTCCGGTAATAAAGTTTCGTTCGATCTGGGCCTTTATATGGCCGGCAGCGGCCCTGAGAAAGCTTTTAACTTCAGGTTCGAACTTAAATTTATCCAGCCTTTGGAAAAGGGCGTGGACTTTGCTTTCTTCGATAAATAGGTATTCTGACTTTGAATATGGTAAAACCATTTCTTACCTTGTTTTAAAAATGATGCAATGTGCCTCGTTTGATCAAAGTACCTGTATCTCTATCCCTTTCATCCAGAGACATAGTCGGCTTTTTATTTGTGGACCATATCTTACTGGAAGATTCATCCTGGGTTGCTCCCTCAAGATCTGCTTTCCCATCCGCTATATCCTGCAATAGTTGCATGGCCTGTTTATATTCTTTGGCAATCTTTCCGGGCGGCGTTCTTCCTTTTCGGGCGTAATATTCATAGATAGTCAATTGATCCGATATCAATTCAACCATTTCATGCGGTTCGGTTTCCCAAGCCGTAAATTGATCGCTATAACGCCTACTTAATTTATGCCGTATAATTATGCCGACATTGCCGTTAACGGCGGCAAAGATATCATCATCGGGCAGTAGGTCGTCTTTCCTATCATCCAATAACAGATTGATTATTTTTGCAGGATAAGTCAGCCTCATGGACTCCAGCTCGCTATAGCCTACAGCCATCAGGTAACCTCCCTATAATCCAACCGGGGGGACCTGGTCGTCCCTTTTACCGGATTATATATTTCATTTTCCAATAGAGCGTAAAAGACATCGCCCGGGGCGGTTTCAGGGGCCAGGCAGATAAAGATTTTCCCGGTCCGGCCCTCTTCCCGGAGTTCGTCTACCTTAAGGTCGTTATCATCTCCATATATCATATTACCCAGCAACAAGCGGCCCTCTCTCATTTGGGGCCCTTCGTGCATTTGATCCTTGCCGTTTTCGGTAGCATGGGTTGAGGATAGATCCCTGGCCCTATAATAATCCGAGCCATCACCAAGTTGCCGCGGCGCTATAAGGGGATCGTATATACCCCAGTGGCCGATTATCGGGGCGGTAGTGATGCTTGTTAGCTTTATCCGCCAATAGCGGCAAGTCCTTTCCGGCAGGCGTACAAGCACAGGTCCGGCGGTTATCTGGGTCCAGGCGGCAAGAGTATTCCAACCAGTGCCGTTATAGGAATACTCAACCAAGATATCCACTCCGGTAAGGTCGACGAACTCTCCTGATATCAACATACGGGAGGCTGTCACGGATTGTCCGCAATCGGCGGTTATTGTTTGATCGGATGTATCTGCCGCTTTCCAATTCGCCCATAACGCCTCTTTGGCTATATTTTCTATTGGGAAGTCTTCATCTTCGTTGGTCGAGTTGATTGTGGCGGCGGCCAAATGATTATTGTAATAGATTTCGGGATAATCATCTAAATCCAGCGGGGGAGGTATATACCCGGAGAAAGCCCCAATCGAAGGCGCAGCCGGCGGCCAGGGTGTGCCCATAATATCCAAGTCATTATCTTCTAAGATATCATTCACACCGACGGCGTAAAAATCGGAAGTCGGATCTATTTTGGCAAAGTCATCGTCCGCGATATCGATCGAAAGAAAATCCGCGGATGTTATGCCGGCAGTGATACAATCCTGTTCTACCAGATCGGCAACGTCGGTTATACCGCGTCGGGCACAATTTATTAGTTTCCAGGTCGCATCATCCGGCTGCAAATAGGGATTCCTAATTGCATTTTTTGAATCGTCGTCGCAATACATTATGTTGTTTCTTAGGGTATATGTTTGGCCGCTGTTATTTGAATAAACCTGAATACAAACCGGATTTACTCCGGTGCCTTTATAAATCACAGTGTTATTTTCAATGAAGATATTAGCATCCCAATAAGCAGTAGTCAGATCGTTATGATTAGCGTTTATATTAAGCCCTACAACACTATCGTCAACTTCTCTATATATTACATTATCATATACCTCTGTTGGCTTTATGCCACCGGATAGATATACGCTTATCGGATTTCCATCAATGTTATCACTTTCTGCAATATTACGTCTTATAATGGTTTTTCGAGTACTTGAGCTTCCGGGGGTGGATTCAATATTCAAGTAATTAACTCTTATTGTTTCCACTAAATAATTCCCGGGATGTCCCATATTAAAGGATTTTGTATCGCCGTCCGTTGCTATTATAGGCGTATCAATACCACCGTAATCCGAGGTAGATCTTATAATTACCCATCCTGTTGCATCAGTTATAGTATTCAAGGATACATGATTATTCCCTACGCTGTTATTGGTTCTAACCTCCCCTATTACGGTGTTACTTCCTATATCGTTTGCAATATCCAAAACAAACAATAACAGATTAGAATATTCCTGATCTATACCGATAGGATGCGTACCGTCTGTTATAGAGCCATGTACAAAAGATTTATCCAGCCGTTTTTTATCGATACGATAATCGGAAAGATCGGCCAGATTCAGGATATCAATAGGGTGGACTTCTTTATCATGATCCCTATATTCGGCCACGGCGGCCGTTGTAAATACCTTTTCCAGGTCTATAAAATAATTAGTTTTGCGCCCTCGCTTATAGGCGTTTGAATTCTTGCGGGGCAGCTTAAACAGCTCTTTGATTTTATCTTCTGATTCCAAGACCCGGACTATGATATATCCCTTGCGATCCCCGGGGCCGATATACCTTTTTTGCCCAAAGCAATCTTTTCCGGCAACAGGCTTACAATAGACAGGTTCTCCGTCCTTATAACCGTCGCCAGGATGCTGATCGCCTATTTTAAAATAGACATCCAAGTATATTTTTTCAGCCATTTCACGGCCTTATTTAAAGATCCCGGAGCTCCGTTTCCGAAGCTCCGGGACCATGGTATAGGGGGCGTGTTTAGGGAATTGTAGTGAGCACGTAAACTGCTTTTGGCTGCCGTATAAGTGGCATGTAATTACATTCCACAAATATCTCTATGGCCGGGGGATCGTTGAGAACTTCCATATAGGCCACAATACCATTGCCCATATTCTGCAGCTTTATGCTTTTATTCAGAGTTTGGAGCATTTCCAACTCGTTTGGACATGAGTACTCTCGGAAGGCACCGGGTATCCCTTCAGCGATATAAACAACCTTATTATCCGCGACAAACGAGGTCATCACTCCGGCGGCATTTTCTGCCCGCGTAAAATGGTTAAACCATTGGGCACCAAGAAAATCCTGGATTGTATTTGTGCGGAGTATCTCATTACGAATAAGAGCACCGGCGCCATGCTGCAACTTGGTGTTGTTAAATATGTTGCGCATAACGTTTTTACCGCAATAGGCTTTGATGTTGGCATCACCGACGTTTTCCTCAAACCAGTACATGGCAATATCATGGTCGGCTATAATATCGGTTGTGGCGGTGGCCCAGGACGTGCTGACGGTTCTGGTTTGATCGTTATGAAAACCAACGTCCACCTCCTGGGAGGTGCCGTCATCATATTCGAACGTGGCCTTGCCATCGTCAAGAAAGTCCCATCGCTCGAACTCTTTTGTGATTTTATACTGGGTGACAATGTCTTCCAGTTCATTACGGATATATTCCTCGTAGGCTTCTTTGCCCACGAGTATTTGGCCGTTATTCGCCAGTACCCCGGCGTCTTTGAGGTTTTTCATGGTTATACGCTTCTTATCGTATAACCGGGCCGCCCTGATTGTTTCGGCATCGATACCTGAACGCTTTTGCAGATTTGCTTTTGCGCCGGGGGCGTTGTGGTAAACCGAGGATCTTACATTCTTGATTTCCGCTTTTTGGATGATACTCGAGGGGTGTGGTTTGGGCTTCCCGAATATTTCCTCTCCCTTCATTTTAATTCCAGGGTATGTCCGAATCATACCCGTTATCCAGGCAGGATTCAGATAAAGTTCGGTGGGTATTTGAGCTCCCGGCATTTCTTATCTCCTATTACTTTATATTTATTTAATATTATTTTTAGCCTTAATACTTGCTTAAGGCGTTAGGTTGAACTTGGAACCTCTTGGTAACATATCCACTATTGCAGCGTCATCCAGACCATGCAATCCAGCTTCACTGAAAGTACAACCCCAGCCGACAAGCGCTAACGTTGCAACGCTGACCTGATAAATAACGTCGTTCATCAGCACCGCCCTGGCATCTTCCCGGCCGTCGCTCTTGGTGTCGTCATACTCCATATAACTTCCGTCGGCATCCAGGATAGCAAGCATCAAGCCCGCACGGAGTTCATAGGCATTCACAGAAGCATTTTCTACATCAATGGTCATCTCTTTAAGATTGACCGTTTTGGTTGCCAGGCCTTCGGCGTTGGCTATAAAATCCTGATGTACTGTACTTTCGAGCGATCTATCCGGAAACGATGATCCGGTTACCATTTTTTGTGTCGTACTCACCTTAATATCTCCTTTAACTTTACAAGTAAGCGTTATTTATTATTTATTGTTTTTATTTCACCTTTTATGTACAGCGGCGCCGGCCTCGAAATCCTTTTGAATCTCGTTTTTACCGTCTCCCGTGACATTTATCTCAGAGAAGTTAAGAGGCTTGGCCTCTGCAACTCTCTTGATAAGAACCCCAAAACCATCCAGGATGTTTTGGGATTCACATTCGGCGAATTTCACAACCTGCGATTCGGGATCGGCCAGAGCGGTACCATAAGTCTTGATATCTTCCATCAAGGCCGGTGCAAGACCCTTCATTACACCGCCGACATCGCGCTCTTTCAGGCTTTCGAGCAATTCTCCGAATCTTACAACCCTTTTATTGCGATCTTCCGTATCCCTTCGCGTGATATCGGTATTGAGCCTATCGAATTCCGCCTGGTCTTCCGGGGTTCTCTCCGGGGGCGCGTCTTTTTTGGCGAATTCGGCAAACTGCGCAACGATACCAGTCTGGATATCTTTTCCAAGGCCACTCATAGCGGCCTTTATTGAGTCCGCCACTAACTTTTTGATATCATCGTCGTTCATAGAATCTTCCTCCTGAATTTCTTTATATTCGCTAAAGTTAAGTGTACATACTTCGTCTTTTTCTTCGCAAAAGCTAAGATTAGACGCTTCTTTTTCCTCTCCTTCACTGAATAGAGAGGAATATATATCCATTGGTGACTGGCCTTTCATCGCAGGCGGTACCATACCTTGAAAAGCGGCCGCTCTTAACATGGGGCCCTGGCCTTCATAATCCGGTACTATTTCCGCGGACACAGCGGGAAATCCACCGCCTTTATACATCCTATAAAATCCATCCGGGATGTTTTCTATGTCTGTAAATAGCCCTGTGACTCTTGCCCCCTTATATGTCATATCCCTTGCTCTTGCCTTCTTTATATCGCCGACAGAAGGAACGTCGGTATGCTTTACAAGGGTGTTTCCATGCCCCGCTTTCATTATCTTTTTGTGAAATAATACGCCGGCTTTCGGTAGGTGTTCAGAGCTGAAACTATTGATGTTATCAGCCATCTTGTTTATACCTTCCGGAGTTAATTTAAGTCGCCTTCCACTAATAGAAGTATGGTCCCCGGAGTAGCATATTAAGAGATCATTTATGCCGTGTTTATTTCTCATGTTTTACTTATCGGAGGGGGTGCACTTTTGGGGTGCATTTTGGAGGATATGGTATTAAAACCGCATTCTTTCCGCTGGGAAATCGCCGATCGCATATCCACGGGCGCCGAATCCCGGGCCGGGGATTACCGTATTGCCCGTCTCCGGATCTATCGGTATTCCTATGGTTATTTTGCGGCCGCTACCTCTGTAATTGGCCACAACCGTACATCTGCAGTTATAATCGATGGGGGGTAAATATTTATCCCAGAACGGATCATCTATACGTTTTGTGGTATTATTTAATGCCAAATGTCCAGGTCTAGCAGTTTTAAGTGATAAATAAGTTAAACTCTCTATCCAGCCGTCCGCGGCTTGTTCTTTATACTCGGCAAACTTACCGTCAATATATGCCGTCTGGGCGTTTGTCTTAAATATGGTTTCTAAATGCCAGGCCTCAAAGTTGTGTTTCTCTTTTTTAAGCGCCTTTAAAAGAGCTTTACCCCAATCCGTTCTTATCAACAAATCAGGATCATTTGGGATATGTCCGTTCTCTGCTATAAACCTTGTCAAGACACTCTTGGCAAGTTCCAGACTGGTTTCGTGTTCTACCCAGGCGATAGTCCAGGCCTGGCGTTTTGCGGCTCCGGATAATAATTCGAAATTAAATTTATGGAAATTGGTTTTTTTCCAAATAAATTCCGCGGCGATATCGGAAGAGAAATCCTTCCATATTATATCTTTGCCAACTCTGAATCCCTTTTCGGCGGCTCCCGCTGCGGCCCTGTAACGCCCCTGCAGGTTCGAATCTACCAACAACTCATACATTGCATTGGCCGCGTCTTCCAATTCAATGGGTACTATTTTGTCGATAGCATCTAATATTTCATCAGTAGAGAGGGTGATTCGAGGAGGTAGATCGTCGTTTTCGGCAAATAAATAGAATTCGAGGGCGTCAATTACTTTTTTTTTTTATCATCAACCGGTTCAGGTTGCAATCCGCGGCTTGCCCTATCAAGGGCACCCATTATCAATTCCGGCAATTTAGCGGTAACTTTTTTATAGTTTTCGCTATATTTATGTATAAAACCTTCCGTGTCTTCCAGGCCTATATTGGTTCTGGGATTGTTTCTCGTTTCGCTAAAACTATCGCTATTATCGTCGTCGTCTTCTTCCCCTGGAGGCGGAGGGGGTCTTCCTGATCCTTGTTGAAATACTATGACATCATCACCCTCTTCGGGAACGGTAAGTCCATGAGCTTCATAGGCTTCTACTTTTTTTATTGGTAAACCATCTAAGAAAGCAGTATGTATCCTATCCGATTTTTTGTCTTGATCTTCCGGTTTTTCTGTTATTATGCTGAACTCAGGATATCCCCGCCCTGGATAATTCCACTCGACAAGCAACGGTATTAATTGCCGTTGTACGGCTCCGGATATTTCCTGGCCATCTACCTGGTTATATTCGCTCAATATCTGCTTATGCACCACGGATTGAGCTCTCGTTGAAAATTCGGAGGTCCCCGTTGCTAGTGTCTGCCCCACCAATATTTCTACGCACATATCTCCACAAAAATTAATATAATCCTTAAATCCGGTTTTCCCACTAGATGCAGCTGTTAATATATCAATTATTACACCTTTTGGTACTCTTACCGAATATCCTGAATTTATATTTTCAACTGCTTTTTCCAATTCCACTTTTTCTTCAGCACTTAAAGTTCCCTCAACTTTTGCTATTGCTATAGGTGTTCCAAATCTATCGAGATGAGCACTCCAAAAGCCCATCCCATTTTTGAAAAACCAGTGGTACCATATTAGGGGAATAAAAAGCGAAGTTCCCATCGGTTTATTGGCCGTTGGTTCATGGGTATATACTAAAAAGTTTTCAGCATCATAATTTTTATTGCATATATTAAATGATATTAATTCTTTATTTATTAATACAGGTTCCGCCTGCATTCTATTTATAGGCATCAACCATTTTAAACCTACTTTACCAGCCCAAGGTCCTGTTTTAATATATTTCGGTATTATCTGCAATAGTTCAAATTCATCCCTAATAGCATACATCAACCATCTTAAGGAATGTTCAAGGGTCTGCACTTTAATATTTTTTAAAACATATTTGACAAAGCTTGCTACTTCTTTATCTATTTCTTCTGAGGTTGCCGGTTCCACCTTCCAACCGAAAGATAGCATACCTATTCTACGGTTGCGGAAATTGGAATTTATTTTCGGGTTTTTTGCTTCTATTTCTTCATAATTGTCTAATGTTAAATTTGATGCATATAATTCAAAAGCATTGAACATATTCATAGCAGCACTATAGGCATAGCTATGACCATCGTCTATTGGTTCAGTACTGACTTTATTACCCGATGGTAATTTTATATTTTTCAATGCTTTTTTTATCTTGCTAAATACAGCCATTAAAAATTACCTATATATTTTTTATTATCATAATTTTTCCTGCCGCCCATATAGGCAGTAACAACCTCTTTCGTAGCTGATTTAGGCTTATATGTTTCTATTTCTGACATATCAACATGCTCTTTCCACTCACTATATATCGCGTAAGTAACAGCATCTATGGCATGGTTGACGGAATTATTGGCTATATCCTCACAATATTTATTCGATGTACCAGGTATTTTTCTCTTTTTAAGACCCAGAACCTCTTCGCCAAATATCATGCATTGCAGAATATCATAATAAAAAGTAGGGTATCCCGTATCCGGTCTTATATGGATAAGATTTCTCAGCTTTCCCAGCCTGCCCTGTACGGATCCCTTATCTTTTATTGATGATCTTGCGTCCAGTCCTGCTTTTACAAAAGCGGCAACCATATTGGGCTCGGCCGCATCTACCCATAATGTCGTATAATTCCATTTATCATGTAATCTTACTGCTTCTGATACCCACCATATTTGATCTTTGCCGGGTGTATAAACTATATCTAACAACCAGTAAGTCTTGTCCTTTATTCCAATAACCCCAATGCAACCTGGATCTGTATATCCAATATCACAGCCGGCTATAATGTAATCAAAAGACTCAGGGGCCCTTGTTATTCCCAAGACATTATCAGGGCCGAAACCATGTGCTTTTTTAGAGAATTCGGGAAAGGCTTTTCCTAAAGATTCTACCCTTTTGCCATCCAGATATTTTAATTGTTCGTTTTCATCATAAGTTAGACGTAAATTGGGCTCATAATTATCAGGTAAATTTTCTTTATTATCTTTGGTTTGGGAAAAATAGGCTTTGAAATACGGGTTATCTTTTTGTAGATCGAATAATTTAGCAACCTGGGAATCTTCTTCGGGGTTCGTGGGATATAGAAGACACCTAAAAGGTATACCTGGCTGTCTTAGCCGGCCCAAAAGCATATTATTAACCGATTGGGTGATATTAGAGGCCTCTTCTACCAGTATCGCTCCATATTGAGGACCTTTTACTTTTGGCGCCTCGGCCAATTGCCTGAATCGTATTTCAGAACCGTTTTTCAAATAGATATTTTGGGGATGTGATTTTTTGTAAGTCTCGATGGTTTCCGGCGGTAATATTTCTAAGATCTGAGGTATTACGAGATCCTGTACAACAGGGTAGGTTGCAGCTCCAGCCAATCCCAGATTACCCGGAAAGGCAAAAAGCAACAATATAAAGACATAGGCACAGATAAAACTTTTACCCGATCCCAGGCCACCTTCACATAATATATATTGAACCATATCGGCAACGCGGGCATCCCCTGAGTTTTTAATACACTGAAAAATAAAATGCAGCATATTTATTTGCCACTTTACATTCAGCTTTATAGGAAGGACATCGATATCTAATTTATTATCAATCATTAGCTTTTGCTTTTTTCGCGACTGCCTGTTCAAGGCTTTCGAAATTGATATTGATCACTGTCGGCTTTTTATCTTCTTCCCCGGTAGCCAACAAATCTTTCATAAGCCATTCGGGCGCTCTTTTTCTTGTCACTGTTTTTATGTCGTGTTTTGTTCCGATCTTATCCAGAGCTTGGGAGTCTACTATTTCCGTAACCGAGCCGTCATCGGATAGCAACTCATCACGGATATGATTCACTCGGTTTATCAATGACTCCCGTTTATTCTGGCGCCAATAAGCCCGGGCTTTTTTTACCAGTTTCGCAAATTCAGGCTTATTTTTTAACCATTTTGACCAGGTTGATTTTGTAACACCGGCAGCTTTTATGCCTTCTTTTGTATCGCCGGTGTTCTCCAACACAATACGGACGTCGTACAGAGTTTCGGTATTATATTTCGACATGTTCTATTTATCGGAGGGGGTGCACTTTTGGGGTGCATTATTGGGGATTGTTTCGCAAAGTTGGGGCAATAGCCTTTACTCTAATGAGTTCAGCGAGTGAATATAGATTTACTCCTTTTTCATTTTTTTTCATTTTAATATTGTATCTTTCTCTTAAATGTCTTAGCTGTCTTTCAGTTCTTATTCCTAAATATTCTATGGCTTCTTCTTTGTTTAAATCTTCCTTTTCCTCTATTTTGTTTTGTATTTTTAATTTCACTTCCCATACATTCAAGGCCTCGCGTCCCTTTTCTATCAACTCATTGTATTTATAAGTTGTGAATCCATCTCGTAATCTTAAATCAAGATATTCCAATAATATATTAGAATCCACCAAGCCGATTAATACTTCAGCAGCCATCCTTATTCTTTCATTTTTATTCCCAATTCTTAAAATTTTAAATACTCCGACTAATAGTTAGTGTGCAGTAATTGTGCAGTAGAGTTATCCCACTTCCCCCCTATTTCTCCTTATTACTTTATTCTATATCTTTATATTTCTGCTACTTACCTATTTCCCCGTATATTCCCATATACTGTTTTATATTTCCTAAACCGGAGGTCGGAGGTTCGAATCCTCTCGGGCGTACCAATTGTATCAGGTAGTTATGCTATTTTTGACTTTCCTTTTTCTGGCTTGCTGTGCAGTAATTGTGCTGTTGGGACGTTGTTCATTTTGTTGTCGAGGTGATTTAGGGCGTGCACCTTGTGGCTGGGGGCCAGGTGGGCATAGCGTAGGGTCATGGATACTGATTTATGGCCTAATATCTCTTTTGCTGTTGTTAGATCGACCCCGCTCATTATCAGTTGTGAGGCGAAGGTGTGCCGGATATCGTGAAAACGGAAGTCACATATCCCGGCTTTTATCAATGCGGTACGGAACGATTTTTTTACATCTTTGTAACGGCGGCCGTACTTATCTGCAAAGACGTAAGGGCTTTGTTTGTTTTTTTGTAGCTCTTTTAGGGTGACAAGCAAGGTTTTGTTGATTGGTATTTCGCGACGATCGCCGTTTTTTGTTACCTCGAGGAGTATAAAACCGTGGTGTAGATCGATATTTTTGTACCATCGTAGCGATAGTATCTCTTCTTTTCGCATCCCTGTGTTGAGGGCGGTTATCACTATGGGTTTTAAATGAGGCGAGCAGGCTTTTATTAGGGTTCTGCATTCTTCGAAAGATAGATATCTTAGTCGTGTGTTTTCTTCGGGCAATAATTTAGCTTTACGAACCCGCCGAAGGACTTCGCCGTCCGTCATATCCCAGTCGACCGCTTTGGTGAACATGTGTTTTAGCACGGCTATATATCTGTTATTTGTTGCGGGTGCCTTTTTTTCATTTATAAGTTTTGTTTGATATCTTTCTACTATCAGAGTGTTGAATTGATTCAGTGGCAAATCCCGGAAATGCTCGAACAACTTATTTACAATACGAACCTTGGTATAATAATTTTTCTGGCGCTCTATCCATTCGGCATATTGATCTTTTAGCTCTTCGAAGGTGTTGCTCTTTGCACGCATCATCAACAGGGGATCTTTGCCCTCAAGGACGGCCTGGCGGCGCTGGGTGAGTATATTTATCGCCTCGCGGTGTTTCGTGCCGTCCCCAGTTGATTCTCGGCGTAGAATGCCATCAGGTCCATTATATCGTATCCACCAGATATTACCGCGTTTATAGACGCCTCTTATTTTCGGCATTATTCAATCATACTTATTTGATGGGAACAATATGAGCAGATATATGTGCCTTTTGCTTCTTCTTGTTCTTCCAATGCTATTGAGTATAATTCTTTCATATTATACTTATGTCTCATTGTTTTGCCACATTGACATGGCATGGTTTTCTTCATTCTTTCTCTATCTTTAGCTTCTATATCAACATAAAACTTTTGTATATCCATCATATTTCCGATTTTAGACGCCTCTTATTTTCGACATTGTTTTTTACTGTTCCTAAGGCCAGGCCATAAAGGAGCATAAAATTCATCGCCTAGGCAATCGCACCAATGTGTTATTTTAATATCTTCTGTTCTAATAACTCCTCCAGTCAAAAAATATGGGCTGCCCTTATCTCCTGCAGCATATTTAAGATAGCCCACAGAAACAGAAGGAGCTATTGTAGCAGTACCTGACGCCTGTACCAATACACACCTATATGTTTTTGGTAGTCCTTTGGTTTCAGCTCCTTTAAATTCTTTCCATTCCATAATTTATATCCTGCAAAAGTTAATGTTAAGGGAGAAAGCGAATAGTTTTTTTCGTTCCACATGTTGCATCATCCTCAACAGTCACAGTAAAAGCGCAACTGTCAAATCTGTCAGGTGCGTTCTCTTTTGATACAATAAATCCAGATTCGCTGTGCTTATCTCTGATTGTATAAGTATGGCCTGGATTATTTTGCAACTCTTCCTCCGGAGTATAATTAAAATGTGGCCTTATGGCTTCTATTTGCTTTGCTGTCAACTTCCAAAAGCCTTGATTTTCATGTACTGCTAGATCACCTTTATGATCCCGGATAAAATACATATCGCTTCCAAAGGCTCCCCATTTTTCCCTGATTTGAACTACATAGCCGACAAATTGTTGCCCGGTTGTCGTTAAACCAGAAAGCAAGTAATCTCCATATTTTATGTTTTTTGGGATCCCTGTTAATCCAGTAATGAATCGAGAATGATCTAATTCTCCTACTAGTTTTACAATAATATCTTCCATAATCATCCAATACAAAAAATTAGTCTAATAGCAGATAATTCCAAACATCTTATTTTTTACCTATTCCCGCAGGCAATGGATTCAATGCGGGATAGGTTTGTTTATCCAGCATTGAATCTATATCGCTTTTTCTGTATCTTATGGAATTGCCAACTTTTACAAAAGGGATTTTACGGTTTTGTTTTGCGTCATATACCCAATCCCGTGATACTTTCAGATATGCCGCCAGTTCATCGGCGTTAAACAATACGACGCTTTCTGTGCTCTTTGGCATGGCCTTTACTATGCGGTCGACTACCCTATCCGCAAGCTCTTTTATAAATTCTTCGTCGAATATTGACATTTTAGCACTTTCCTGCTTTTTTGCTAATATATTTTAGATTGGGAGTTTGCTTTCCATAGCAGCTTTCGCATAACATCCGGCCTGGCTGGCCCTGTCGTCTATAGGTACCTTTTTTGCAAGCATCGCAAATATATCTAGGGCCAGGCGGCAATGGTGTTAGCTCGCTTTTATTCACTATCTTCCGCATGATCGTTCTAAATGCATCTATGTACGCCAGGTATTTTTCTGGGCTTATACGGCGGACACCACGTATATAAGTAGCCAACTCGCTATGATTATAACCTAGATATTTATCTACTCTTTTCGTTGGTATCCTGGATATTGTAATCAGGTCCACTAATCCCTTTGGATCCCTTTTGTTGAGATAAAAACACCTCCTGTTGCTGTTTTGTCTTACTGCTCTATCCATTAGCCAGACCCCCTTCCAGTGCTTCCAGCCTTTCCGTTTGTTGGGGCGTTAATGCGTCGACTTCTCCACGTTTTGCCCATGCTCTATGGGAACGCAATATAGACAATTCCTTCTCTTCCGGCGTTCTTTCTTTTGGCTCGTGAGCTCCTACTTTGGACTGAGCGGCCAGTATTTCATCATTATCCGGAGGTTTTTTTGCTCTTGCCAAATCGTAAAATCGGGGGTAATTAACCGGTTTCATGATCCAATCGAAACCAGCTACCCATTTACTTGGGTTATAACCCTGGTGATGTCGGGAATCCGTAAGAGCTTTAAATATTTGCTCCCAATCATCGTAATTATCATAATCTTCCCAGGCTTTTTTAATTGCTTTTTTACGGCTGTTGCTAAGCTTATTCGGCCGGCGGATTACTGGTATATTTTCCGTTATGGTTTTGTTCCATAATTCCGCGAGTCGACAGTAGTTTCTTTTTTCTTTTGTAAGAGTTTCTTTAATTCTACTAATAGAAAGGCGATTATCATTATTGATAACGCCCGTTATCTTTTTTGATAACGCTTTTTTTACCGTTATCTTTTTTGATAACGGCTTCCATTCTTCTAAGTCCTTGTTAATGCTATATTTTCTTATGCTAACGTTATCAATATTGATAACGATTATCTTTTTTGATAAAAGGTTGTTTAAAGCCCTCTTAATGTTAGGTTTTTTTATGTTTGTCAGCATTTCAAATTGTCCCAATGAAATGGCGTCTTCGCTCTTTCCCCAGCCATATGTTTTCCGTAAAATAACCCAAAGACATTGGACCTCTTCACCCGATATTCTTATCCCTGCCAGGGCTTCGATTATCGGGTTTGCAATCCTGGTATAACCATCATCAAGTTTTGGGGACTTCATTTATATTTTTTCAGAATTGGTATCTTTTCCATGACAGCCCTAAGCTCTTTTTTTTGACGATCCCAGAATTCCCAATGGCTTATATCTTTTTCGCTATAAAATATAAGCAATTCCAGATTTTTTTTTCTTTCTATTGTTCTTTCAAGATCCTTTTGTAGTTTATATTTATATCGTTCAGAGACAGCGAGTCTGTCCCCTATAGACCTATACTTCGTTAGGTTAATCGTTTTATTATTTTTTCCCCATAGTCTCATCATATTCCATAAATACCTGATTACGGTTGAGGCCACACTTACAACGCATAACCTTAGTGCTTATCGGTTGTTTGCTCTTAGATGATAGTTTATTATACCATTTTGGGGGTTCTTCACCAGGCAACCTATATTCATAGTTATATATATCTGTATAAAGTTTTACAATAATCAGTCCTGTGTTTCCGCATATATCACAAGCCTGTATAGCCCCAGAGCTTCTTAATGATCTTTTCTTGGCATATAGTGCGTTTTTAAATTGCAAAGGCGTAGGGGGCCTCTTAGCGTTTAGCATAAACCCGTCAATTACGTCGGTTACCATTCCGCTGTTTTCTCTATTTAGATAGTATTCTTTATATACCCTCGTTATAAGGCTTTTTCTCCAGGTTTTACCTAGAACATCACCGATAGATTCTATAAGTTTTTCAAATTCGAAGTTCGTCATGATTGTCCAGGGTTAAATCGTAATGGTTATTTGGTCTGAACTCTTTTTGTAATTCTTTTACAAGTATCTTATCCAGATCATAGAGGATTGTTTTGTATTGTTCGTCTTTACCTATTGTTTTACAGGCATATACTATATTCGTATGGTGTTTACCGAATGCCCGGCCCAGGGCCGGGTGAGATAGCCCGGTATATTTATAGGCCAGAAACATAGCTATCTGCCGTGGTTTAGCTAAATGGCGTTGGCGGCCTCCTTTCAATATGTCTTCTTTATCGACGCCGAAATATTCAGATATGATATCGAGTATTTTATTTACGGTTATGATGTTCATTGCCGCTTACTTATCTTCCTCTTTATTCTTTAAAAGGCGAGGCGGTATATAAGGCAAAGTAAATCTATGATGTAATCTACCGGGCGACTGAGTAACAGTTCCAGCTCCCTCAGCGTTTATATTGCCTGGCCCCCAATGTTTATCGATTTCTTCCATAGCTTCCTTACTTACAAAGCAATCGTTTATCCAGACTTTCATCTTTTGCCATTTTATTATTGTCCGTATCCGAGCCCCTGGGTCTTAATCTTCTTCACTCTAACGGTCTTACTTCCCCAACCATAAGCAATAGCCTCTTGGGGTATCTCATCATCCCTTAACAACCCCAATTCGATCGCTATAATAGGGGGTATCACCACAAAAGCGACTTTATTGCCTTTTACAATGGCATAAGCGAGATCTTTATTACTTTTAAGCTGCTCACAACAATCCTTGTTTTCGCGCTTAAATAGATCGCTTAATATGTATTTGATTTTCAATACCGCCCTCATCCTCATATTGTATATAGATAATTACAAAATAGATTATGTTATTGTTTTCGACGTTCACTTATAATAGCCTTGGCTTGTTTTATTGGCCTTAACAAACACCCTAAAATACTCATCCCAATATGACAGTTCTTTTTAATGGTCTTTTTATTGATTCCAGGGTTACGCCTGCTTTTCTGGCGCATATTATTCCTGCAACTTCTAAATAATTTTTAGCTATAATAAAACTTTCCGGCATTTCATCTTTAAGCACAGTTTTATTATCTTCTACTGCTATTACAGGTATGTTTGCCTCCATACATGCGGTATGTGGCCTTCCTAATACATTTATAGGGGTAACCAGATAATCTATATCCTCCTTTCTATATGCTCCTTTCTTAAAGGATATCTTTGGGGCTACATGTCCTCCTTTTAAACAGCAATGTAGATAACAAACGGACACCATCTCGGCGGCTTTACGTGGGTCTACTACTTCTCTAAATGTTTTAAATACTTCATTATTTTCTATAGGTGCATGTATCACTGGTTTACCTAATGCCTCAGACATTAATTTTGATAGTTGGGCTTCTACGCCACCCCAGACATTTACTCCACCTTCTTTTTTTAAATATTCTTCTACCTCCCAATCCTCGCTTTGTATTGGTGTATTCACGACCACAACATCATATTCATATTTCCGTAGCTGATTTAATGCTTCTCGTACATTATAAATATTGCCCGACGCTCTTCCCTTCACGATAGACGCTGTCATTTCTAAGGGTTTATTGAGCTCCGCTATTTCTATTTCTGCCCCTATGGTTGCCCGGGCGGCAGACACTGCATTAATAATATCTGTACTTACTGGCTTATTTACTATAAGCAATATTTTATTACTGTATACTTCTTCAAGACCATATTTACCCTCCAGGAAGTTATCAAGCATTGAACCTTCAACATATAACATATTATCTGTCATCTCATTAATATCAGAAGCGTTTACTATGTTTGGGTGTATAAACAACCTGTCACATACAGAGGCTATTAATTTTGCTGCTGGTGTAGCATCTCCAGCATGGCCACCAATCTCGGCCCCTATTCCTGTAGGTACTATAAAAACTACGTTCACGTCGGCCACTCCCTATAAATTTTCCCGTCAAGCTGATAACGGGCGGGATCTTTTTTATCTTTCCAGCGACACCATTTGCCGTAACTGAAATCAAAGGGCATGTATTCGCCCCAGGATTTAAAGAAGAAGAGGACTTCGGCGGCCTGGCATTGATCCCGAAGCGATCGCGCCCACTCGGGGTTCATCGGCCTGGCGCCGGGGCCGGTTTCGGCACCGGCTATTACCCAGTTTATTCGTTCACCGTTTACGTCAGGATTGCTTTCTAAGAAACCAAAACCGCCGCAGTTTTCACTGGCTCCACATTCAGGACAAGCCATATCTTCATCATCATTTTCCGCTTCCTCATCACGGGCGCTTTCAGCGCCGACATAGCCACAGGCCATGCAATCGTACGGCCCCACAAAGGGGGTTATATCAATTTTCTCCAGCATCGGCTCCACGCTCACAAAGCGTTTTGCCGCGGGTATATCTAGTAGGATCGGGATACGTTCGTTGGCGGCCGCCTGGTTTTCGGCCGTGACGCCCAGCCAGAGGTTGGGGAGACATTGAAGAAGATGTTTATCTCCTTGAGAATCTATTTTATATGGCCATATTGGAGAAAAAGATTTAAAGCCAACAATCACATCCCGCATTATCCCTGGTCTTTTCGTTAACAATATGAATGTGTGGCGCGGATTGTCTCTGATTTTGGCTAACACTAAATATCGAAAGCCTATGGGCACCCCTGAATGAAATAGATCCCCCATACTACAAACAAATATTTTACGTGGCCTTTTCCATTCCTGAGGTTGTTTTAACCGATTATGATGTACTGTAATCCCAAAAGGATCTTCTTTTCTGTATCCGCAATGTCCCCTGAGCCTGGTCTCTGCCATCCGTTTGGCATAGCAATTTTGGCAGCCGGCGGATATTGGGGTGCAGCCGGTTACGGGATTCCACACGTAATCTGTCCAGTCGATATTGGATTTAGCCATTAAAAGCCCTCAAACTCTTTCAGATTATTGTAATCTTCTGCTGTCATTGAGTTTGTTTTTATATTTATCTCTACTTCTTCCATTCCTTCTAGCCATTCCTTAACGACATCAACAATATCAACAATCGTTTCCTTTTCGTCTCTTTTATATACAATTGCTCCGTTGTATGCCCCTTCTATTCTTACTTCAACAATATTAATAAATTCCTCGTCGGGATCTATTTCCTTACTCTTTCTTGATGTATTGGCCTGTATCTCATTCCATGTGGTTATCGCGTCCTTAGCAGACAAACATAGACCAGTCGAGCTGTCACACCTTCCGCATTTAACAAACAGCATATTATTATTTTCTATCTCTAAGCCAGCCTTGCCACCACATACACAATTAGATATGTCCATTTATCCCCTCCAACCAGGATTATCTCTTGGCTTTTTGAAATAATCATTACCGCAACCGATCGCCACTTTGGCATCATGTACCATTACGGCTTTCCAACATTGCTGCATCTGTTTTCTTTCGCCGCATCCCGACTTAGAGCAATTATTATGTCTCTTAATCATATATGTACCATAAGGACATCCGCCAATCTCTCCGCAAGCTTTATCCAGTGCTTTATTTAATATCCGCAAAGCTTTTTTGGCGTCTTTCAACTTATCGCTCCATCCAGGCCATCGCCCCTATATCAACTTTTATATCGCTCCATTTAATTAGTTGGCCCCTGAATATATTCTTATCCTTTTTCGGTCCACTTCTTTTAAGAGGCGCTATATATTGCATAAACCCCATAAGATTTTCAAAACCATCGGCAACTGCCGCGGCATCGGCTTCAAATAGGTTTAATACTTTACCTCCTATAACAACAAGCCAATATCCATAGCGGGACACACAGGTCCATTGACTATCTGTCCGCCAATGATCGATATGGTTTTCTACTCGCGAATCAATCGCTTCCGTGCAAACGGAGTCGCCCAGCTTCTTTCTTACTCCCGGGAGATAAGCGCCGGTGTAAAACTGCAAGTCGTCACCTACTCTGTACAGTCGCTTTTTTTTACCATACGCCCGGAATGATTGTCGCTTTCTCCCGTCAAGTACATCGGGAACGAATTGTTTATGGACTCCTATGAGCATAGCTTACATCCCTCCTTCGGCCCTGTGTGCAACTCAGCTTGATGATAGAGCTCGCAATATTCACAAGACCAGGTCACCTGATATTTACCCCCGGCTGTAACTCCGAATATAAACGATCGATCACAACCACAGCAGGCCTCGGGCTCTTCGAGCCAGTCGAATTCCCCGTCGTAATCCTTGCCGTTGGGATGGATATTGAATATCGATCCGGCCGGGGTGTGGTAGAGGCCGGGTAGTATGTCATCCATGGTTTAACCTCGTAATCCATCTACGATTGTTTAAATAACCGCCATTATATTCTTTCAGCCCTTGATCTTTGGGCCGGAAAGCTTTCAATATTATCTTTTGTTTACGGCAAGGTAAAACATCAACAATCTCTACACAAAAATAGTCTTGATTATTACAAATACATAGCACCTTAAATTTCTGCTCTCTGGGAAATCCATATTCGTTGTTTCTTATGTAGCTTTGGCCTACAATTAAATCATCAATTAGCAACCTTTCCGGGTGAGGATCTTGAAAATATTTATTCATTCTTTTCCCTATGCCATACCCTGCAGACTTTCCGCATAACTACCAGCGGTATTTTCAATATCTCCGCCGCCCGGCCTAGCGATATTTCTTCGAGTTCAAGAAGTATTTTGACGTTTTTGGCGGTTTTTCCATTTGTGTCGATGGTGGATGCGTATTCGATTATCATTCTCCAATATCATCCAAACTACAGCCGATTATTATTTCACAGCTACTATTGCCTGGAGGAACGTTCACATATGCCCGGCCTCCTCTATGGTTTACTGCTGGTCTGATCGCTGATTCTTTTGGCCAACCACAATATATTTCTTTTTGGCAAGTAATGCAGTATGCAGTCCAATATATTTTCATCCTTCCACCTCTCCAATCCTCTCCCCGATCCATCGCGCCATGGGGACGGGGACGGCGTTGCCTAGCATTCTCGCGCGTGCTGTCTTAGAAAATCCAGAAGTCCAGCCTCGGGGGAATCCCTGGAGGGCTTCTCGTTCTTCGCAAGTGAGATATCTAAGCCCGAGGCCTTCTTCGTAACAGTAATTGTCCATTGTTTCCAATGTGCACCATTTCGCATGAAGACACGTGGTATATTGCAGGTCGTTGACCAACTTCTTTGGGTTGACCTCAATAGTCCTTTTACAGCTCTCTGCGTTAAATATATCGCTCCTGAAGTCGGCGGCTTTTTCTCCAGGACATCCGACAACGATTTGCCTGGGCCTATTTTGGGCCGTAAAATCTCGGGCGTTAAGCTCAATAATAACCGCAGCGTATCCGAGCAGCTCCAATCCCGCCGCGAAGTAGCTAACATCTGGTGCACAAACATTCTCGCGGACCACCCACCCAAGCGATAATCGTCCGACCAGGGCAAGGAAGTATCCGGAGAGGTCGGGATGTTTGCTTTTCCGGTTTCCTTTTGCCTTAGATCGAGAGGGACAGGGATCACCTCCGAAAATAATGTCAACTGGCGCAAGATTGCTCATCTCCTCTTGATCCGTCACGTCCCAATACTTCGGGACGTTCGGCCATTTATCCCTTAATAACTTCTGGCAGCTATGGTCTTTTTCCACCTGCCACTTGATCTCAATCCCGGCCCGCTCCATCCCCAGGTCTAACCCGCCGCAACCGGTGAATAGGCTACCGCCGGTCATTTATAAGCCATTATGTAGATAATTGGGTAACTCGCGTCCTGTGCGTCGAAGCCATCCTGCTAACGATTCTACAAAACTCCAACAGTCATCAAAGCCAGGAAATATCCAATCACAAAAATCACCATAATCTGGCCAGTGTTCATCGCATATTGCATGGGCCTTGTATTCAGAATACCCGTCATTGTCGATATGATCCCATGGACGTACAGTTGCATATTTGTATATTTCAAAAGGCCTTATGATGCATCCGCACAAAACACATTTATGTATTTTTCTTGCTTTTCTCGTCACTATATTCATATAGTTTACCTTTTGGCCAGGGCTATTTCCCTATCTCGGAGAATATCAAGGCGACGCACAATTACTCTCTGCCACCATTTCTTTCCATCATTGCGAAGCGCAATGCTTGTTCTGGATTATTATGTAGAGCATCTTTGGGAACAGGCTTACCACTATTTGAAATATGAATAGCCTCCGCCTCAACATGTGGAACCAATATCAGTGTATATTCGCGGCCAGACATCCTTTCGAAAGAGCATAGTTCGTCGTTCAATCTTATAAGTGCAGTCTCACAATTTTGATCGATATGCCATTCACCCATAATCTTTTCCCTTTGTATTGAATGTTCTTTCCAATCTTCAACGCTGAGCCCGAACCATTACCCGGCCGGGGGTTGCCTTTTGCTCGTCAGCGGCGCCTAACACAGCGATCGTTGATAAACTCCATAATTAAGGATCCATTATCACATCCACTATTTCGTTGCTCAGGCTCAGCCCTGAATATTGGAAATACTTCCCGCGCAGGCGGGAATCCATTATTTGTTTAGATGCTTTAAGTGTATAGATTCCTGCCTTCGCGGGAATGACGCACTATAATTAATTCAGTATTACCCTGGAGTGGTGTTAATTATGCTTAAAATGAGTATTGTTCATCCGTCTTCTAATTGTATTAAGCCCTATATTCCGGGGGATACGTTTTAAATCCGTGCGGTTTTCGGGTTTATCCCCGGCAAAACAGGTTATAATCTTCCCGGCCGGGGTACGCCCCATGATCTTTGCTTTCTGTTTCCGGCGTACTTTGCGGCCCAGTTTGAGACAATCAGGCCTTTTATGCCAGTCGCAGTGTTGGCATTGTTCAGATATCATAATATCCTCATTAATATTTATTAGGCTAATCCTCGAATATATCCCCAGCCGCATTCTTAAGCCCGCGGTGTAGATGCTCCATGTAAGCCTTTTTGTTATATTTGAGCACCTGGCAGATGGCGTAGAGCTTCGCTCTTTCGATAGCCAACACTCTTTTTGTGCGCTGTTTACCGTCATCAATTAGATGGATTTCCGGTATCCCGTCGTCTTTAACGCTTTCGTGCAACCTTCTGACGTTGACCTGCTGGTTTAATCTTTTCACTTCTTCTTTTAAACGAGCCTCAGACAACTCCTTTTTCCTGTCCTTTGTTATTTTTTGTTTCTCCGATCTTGTTGTTGCTTTTGCCAGTTCTTTATCATAATGTCTAGGTTGTTCCTGTATCATAAATACCTCATTAATAAATGTTATTATTTATGTCTGGCCTTTCATCCATAAAACTAGTAATTGTCCTATCAATCTTTTGCTCTTTCTCCTCTAATTCCTTTATTAACCAATTCAGATATTCCCGTGCTTTTTTAAAATCCTCCAGGCCGCCTTTATATATGGCCCTTAGAATGTATTTAATGATGTTGCCATGCAGATATGACCCGTAGTCCTTTACTGAAGCCTTAATAACTTCTATGGTCTCCACGGGGCCTTTGTTATAATGCTCGGGGTGTTTAACGTTATCGTGTTCGTTCATTCTTCCATCTTTATATGATATATACCTACGCAATTGCCGTCTTTTATCTTATTTGCTACTGTCATATACGTTTCCGCTATTTCGTTGGCTTTTAATTGCACCATTGCGGGATCCACTGTCTTTTCAGTAAAAGAACAATGGGCTACGTCAAGACATATAAGGCTGTATGCTATCCCCAGTTCTTTGCTCATAACCTTAGACCGTCCCTGGCCGTTTCGTGCTCTTTTAGCGCCCGGGACGGATCCCTTTTATGGTGGATACCTTTATTTAGATCCTCTTTATATATCAAAACCTTTCCATAAAACGAGGTTCGAGTAAAATCATTAAGATGATGATATATTTGATGGTAAGTCGCTCCCAACTCGCCGGCGGCTTCCTTTATAGTAATCCAGATATCCGGCTCTAAAATAACCCTGGGCACGGCTCCGCCGGGATAAACAATTACATTCCTACTAAGTTCTTTCCAAATCTCCGTATGATCCACCCTAAGAACGCCATAGCTTCTAATACTGGTGAGCTTGCCTCTTTCCCTTGCCAGCCTCCAGATAGTCGTATAGGACGTTTTACAGAGCGCCGCGGCCTCTTTGAAACTCAGCATATTATCCCGTTCTATTTCCATGTCCTTTAGGTGGCGGATAAAGCCATGTTGCTAAAAAATGGCTGCGTGTTACTATATCCAGCCCATCCGCAGGATTACGGGCGGCGTATTTATTTGCGGTTATGATATCGAGATTATTATTTATCGATCCCTGGGAGTTCTTTTTCGGTTTTATTATCAACCTTCTTCTCCTCCTTGAGCTTCATTATCAGATACTTTTCCCAACATTCCAATTCTCTTTCTATCTCATCCGGGAAATATTCAACACCACATTCTTTGCATTTGTTTATATCGCAGCCATACAATGTATTTGGGCAAACGCCGGTTATCTTTATTATCTCCGTCAATGCCCTTACATATAGCTTTACATCAACCTTCTTTGCCACTACATTCTCCTAACCGTATGTATAAACCAATATTTGTAAAAGTCCTATCATTCCCAGGAAGGCTACCAGATATATTAATATTAAAGACATTACGCCTATATCTCTCATTGATAAACACCTTCAATGGCTTCTTTTACTACCAGTTTTAAATAAACCATAAATACTTTAATCAACTTCATTAATTTATCGATATGTTCCAATTGCAGTTTGTTTTGCTCTTCACAGCGGGAGCAATCGCTTACATGTCCCTTTCTGTATATCTGCATAAAACATTCATATGGATCCGCACAGCCTGGGTGTGCCCCCAACTCTTCCGGGGCGAACATCAATATATCGCCGTCTTCGGTCTCTGCCTCGTACATTATGTGTAAACCGGTAAGCCTTACGGGAGTATATAACCCCAGTCCTTCTCTGCTGGCTTTAATAACTATTAGAGGTACGTTCACTTATTGCTTACCCTTTTATTCCAGGATTCGATCAATTTGTCTAATTCATCTTTGAAATATAGTCTACTTGCTAATAAATTGGCGAGAATACAATCTGTAGTCTCATCCTTTAACCAATATATTTTATTATTATCATCATAACCTGGATCATATGCAGTATGCAGCGATGGCACTGCTCCACAAAAAGGACATGGCTTTAATCTAATTTGATTTTCTACTTCGTTCATTTATGTTCCAGCTTACTTATAGTATCGATACTGCCTCGAGCTGCTCCAGTAGCTCTACGAGTTACTTTCACTTATTATTCTTTCTTTTATTCCAGGATTCAATCAAAGCATCTTTATCTAAATCATTCATTACAACATAAGTGTCCAATAGATCCTCTAAAAAGCAACCATCCGTATTACAAACCAGCCAAGAAATAGGCTCAACATCATTATGTCCTTCGAATTCAGACAATAACTCAGGAACGGCCCCACAGAACGGACATGGCTTTAATGCTGTTTTATTTAATTCATCAGACATTATTTGACTTACACTCTTTTACCCAGTTAAAAAGATTCCATTTACCATTTTCAATTGGCTTAAGACCACAATCTCCATAATAATGATGATCTTCGTTTTTTGTCTTATCCGACAAATGTTTCAATACCCTAAATGTCTTTTTATCTATATGTCCGAGGAATTTAAATATCCTGCCCTCTCTATTTTCATGCATAAATATATAAGTTTGGCCTTCAACTAAATCTGTGTATTTATCAATCTGGCCTTTTCGTAGCGCCGGTCTTTCGCCATATGCCTTTCTAAAACCGCTAATTACCATCAATATTGCTCCATCTTCTTATTGGTTAATCCAAGCAGTATCGATACCGCCTCGAGCTGCTCAAGGAGCTCTACCTGGATATTCTCCAACTCTTTTTGGGTTATATCCCCATCGGATATAGCTGCGGCCGCGACGCTTATAACGTCGGCGCTCTCTTTTTGGTTTTTGGCTACTGCCTGGAAAAAATCCATACTGGATATATCTATATTCAGGGAAGGGGCATAAGGATATAAACAAAAGCCGGCTTCGTGGGCTAAATATGTAAGTGGGGAAAGGACACTCGGCGCGTCGGGGTCTTTGTTATCGGGAATGTTATAGTATTCAACAAAAGCGGCCAGGACAAAGGCGGGCATGTGATGGTTGGTTTCGATATCCGAAACCCATCTGTTTACGGTGCTCATCGAAGGACTTATTTTAAGTTTTTCCGAAAGGTAGGTCCTAAAACCCTTACGGTCTTTATCCGTATTGTTTTTGTGATAATTGACTACATTGTAAATCAATCGATCTACATTCGGTATCTTACCCCACATAGCAACCCCCCTATAGAGCTGTAATAGGTTTTAGTATGCCCTTTACACAGTGCGTTCAGCGCTATCAAGGCATATACTATTTATAGATAACCACCAGGCAAGCGGCCTCCCGGAGACGGTCAAGTTTAAAGAGACCGTTTACCCAGTGGGTTAAATCTGTTATTATCACCCTTGAGGCCCGACCCCTTGCTCTTCGTCATTCAAGGGGCCGGACCGCTTGGGCTATGCGCCGCAACCAAAAAGGGACTACATTTATCCGTGCTTGCCCAGCAAAATAATAGAGTCACCCTGAGTCTGCGTGGCGCAATCCGCTTGGTAAAACTACTAAAACCTAAGCGGAGTTTCTTTTAAACTATGGATTATCTATATCTTCTTCTATGGATTCCATGGATTCAGAATTGATAATCGAATATCTGTCTAATCTTGTTTTAATAAAATCCAACACCCGTCGGCCGTTGGCAGGACTCAAACCGTTTAGATGCGGTATGATAACAGAGGCGTATTTTTCCATTTCTTCGACGTCTGGTCTTGACATGGGCAAGCACTCCTAAAAAGTGTTAGTTATCCCAGTCTCTCCTAGGAGTCAAGTCTTGCGTACAATGGATCTGAGACTTTTAACCGTAATGCCTGTAAGTACGCACCAGGGTCAACCTTATTTGCCTTGGGGTCAACTGAAGCCAATTCCGAGGTCCGACCTCGGAGTATGTGACAACGCTTACTATATCTATTATTATCCTCGAAGCTTTTTTCTTTTCTTATTCGAGTGAATACGGCAATAACAATTATGACAAATAGTTTTACGATAAAGTAGCATTCCGCAGATCCGACATAAAGTGAGAGTATTCTTTAGCATGGGCAAGCACTCCTTTGGAATGGACCCGGCCCCCCTGGATGGTCAAGAGGACCGGGCTTTCTTTGGATGGATTTTATCTATAAATAAAAAATAGTGTCTACAACTACATTTGTCAAGTAAAAAATCATCTTATGAAAGAATTTAATTCAAATATTTTTGTCAGTAGGTTGAAAACCCTACTAAACAATGATTCTCGACCCAAAGGTGAGTTTTATAAAACCGTAGCGGCTTCAGGTATTGTATTTAATTGGAATAAACGGGGATCAGCTCCCCAAGCGGATAAACTGCTGGCTATAGCTCAGTATTTCAATGTCACTGTCGATTACCTTGTCGGCCTGAGCGATGATCCCGGGCCACATAAACCCAAGGTTACCTACCCGATACCTCAAAGAAATGACGAACTACGATTCGAATCGCCGCCGGATAAACAATATGGCATATCTAATCCGGAAGTATCAGAGGCCATATGTCAGGTCAAGCGCATCTTTAATAGGCGGGGATCTCGAGATATTGACAAATTAAAGCTATTTCTTTCCGCCCTGGACCCCGGTGATGATGTAAATGAATAAAAAATTATGTAATTATAACTTGAAACGCTTTTCCCTTGATCTATAATATAGTCTTTTAGACATATTGTAGTATTTGGAGTATGGCGTGATAAATAAAAAAAATGACAAAGTTAAGAATCGTGTATATAATCTTAAAAGAGGCAATGGCACCGATTTCATAGAAGAACCGGCCCTTCGCCATTGGCCGGCCCAGGAAAAGCCCAGGGACAGGCTCCTGGATAAAGGGGAAGACAGCCTGGCGCCGTCCGAGCTTTTGGCTATTCTCTTTCGCACGGGTATTAAAGGTAAAAATGTCGTAAGCTTTTCGCGGGAAATACTTATCAATTTCGGCAGCATCCGCGGCCTTTTTGATGCTTCAAATGAGGAGCTTTTGGAAATAAGGGGCATTGGCAGGGCCAAGCTTACTACAATAAGAGCGGCCCTGGCCTTTGGCCGTTTATATGCCGAAGAGATTATAAGGGAGTCCACCCCCCTGATCGACCCGGAAATGGTATACAGCCTCCTCCTTCATCCCCTAAGGGATAAAAAAGAGGAGGAAATCTGGCTTCTGGCCCTGGACGGCGGGAACCGCTATAAAAACAAGGTGGTTCTTAATAAGGGTGGCTATGGCAATGTTGCAATTTGGGCGGGCAATGTTATCAAAAAGGCTCACTCCATGGATGCGGCCGCTATCATACTGGCCCACAACCATCCAAATGGAAAGGCCGCTCCCACCCCGGCGGACAGGATAGCTACTACTAAGCTCCGGGATATCTGCGATAGCCTTGGTATTCACCTCCAGGATAATATTATTGTAGGCATGAATGGTTATTTTAGTTTTAAGGAACAAGGATTAATTTAGTATGAACGATATAATATTAGAAGCCCGACCTTCTTGGTGGAATTATATTTCAGATATCATTACTACTTGGATTATTGCTATTATATTGTTAATGCTGGCTTTAGCTTTTGTCTTACCAGAATCACAGGAATACAGCATTATCGTATTTACTTCTTTATTTATAATTATTATAAGCCCTGTTCTAACTGCATATTATAACCGTAAATATACAGTATTACGGGTATATAAATATAAGCTAGTTTTAGAATTAGGCATATTAAGTAAACATATTAAAGAGGTTTCTATATCAGATGTTAGAATGTTGGATTTACA